AGAACAACCGCTGGACCTCTGCCGAGACCAACACCGCCGGCTTCGTCTGCGGCCCTGATGCCATCGCCATCGCCTCCGGCCTCCCGGTCGGCATGATCGCCGGTGAGTTCCTCGAGCAACGCGCCGTCACCACCGCCAACGGCCTGAGCTGCCTGCTCTCCGTCTGGTACAGCCGCGCTTCCCGCGCTCACATGGCGTCCTACGACATCATGTTCGGCGCCGCGGCCGCGGACACGACACAGGCCGAAGTTCTGGTCACCGCTTAAGGTTACCCATGAGAATCGCCACAACCATCTCGGTGGACCGAAACGACAAGGCTAAGATTGTCGCCGGCCCCGAAGTCGATGCGTCACTCCAGCGCACCGCCTTCAACACCGCGACTATTCCCGAGGGAGGCAAACTGATCCTGTGGATACAGGGCAGTCTGGCACCGAAGATTCGTAAGGGTTAACAAACCAAAACTGGGAGGGTCGCTGGACACGCTGGTGACCCTCCCTTTAACCGAAACACAATTTTATGGCCGTCCAAGCAGACATTTCGACTGAGTATTCAATGGGCCGCGAGGGCTTTGCGCTGGTCACTAGCACCGCCGCTCAGACCGGCAACTGGGCTGGCTTGATTCCTACCGAGCCGACGGTGTTTACGTCCATCACTGGCTACCAGATCTCTGGCACTTGGACATCCAAGACGATCCCTGCTGGCTTACCGCTGGTGGGTAATATCACTGGATTCCAGATCTCATCCGGTAGCGTTGTGGCTTTCCTCGCTCGCAGCTAATGATCTCAATCGGCATAGCACTCAATCGGTTGTTCTCCGGTCAAGCCGGTGGCACTGATGCGCCTGTGCTGCTTCGAGATGTTCTGCGGGAAGACGAGGGCTTCCTGTGGCAGGAAGACGGAACCTCAAAGCTGGTTATTACACTTGGCACTTTCGACTCTCTGTTGCGTGAAGACGCTGGTTTTCTGCAACAGGAAGACCTCTTTAAACTCGCAATCCAATCCAACTGACCTATGGCAGACTCTAAAATTACAGCACTAACGGCACTGACTGCTGCCGATCCAGTCAACGATATGTTTCCGGTGGTCGATGTCTCTGACACGACGATGGCGGCATCTGGTACGACTAAGAAGATCAGCGTAAACAACATCCTCTCATCCTCGCCGACTGCGAGTGGAGCATTGACTGTCACCGGACTCGTCACCGCTGGCTCCGCCACCATCACCGGCGATCTGACGGTGGACACCACGACGCTGGTGGTTGATGCGACGAACAATCGGGTTGGTGTTGGTACGGCGACACCGAATCGTAATCTGACTTTGTTCGCTGCCGCATCTCCCGTGTTGCAGCTTTGCGATTCTACAAGTGGAACAAATACAAACGACGGATTGCTGATTCAGCAAGTAGGATTGGATACATACATTGAAAATGCCGAAATTGGTTCAATGTTTTTTAGGACTTCACAAGTTAACCGCTATGTAATCGACGCTACCGGCATCTCCACATGGTCCGTAGCTGGCACCACCGCCATGACCCTCAACTCTACGGGGTTGGGGATTGGTGCGAGTCCCGGTGCGAAGCTGGACGTTACTTCTACAAACAATGCTTTCAACGCGATTCAAGCTCGATACAACTCGTCGAATCCTTTGATAGGTTTTGGCATTGCAAACTCAAACGGATACGCATATTTAGGTTTTAATACAAAATCTAAAACTACTTCAGATACTGCAACTTACGAAATTACAAATACCGCAACTCAGTTGCGGATGGATGCAGGACAGTTTCGATTTAATATAGCGGCTTCAGGAACTGCTGGTGCTGATATCACCTTCACCCAAGCAATGACCCTCGATGCGAGTGGAAATTTGCTGGTGGGGACGACGAGTCAACTTTATGGTGCTGCGTTTGCTCGTTTAAACGTGGATAGTGGCACTTCTGGTACTGCAACATTTAAAACCAGTGGTGGTTCCGCTCAAGCAACACTATACGCATTCAACGCCGCAACTACTGGTGATAATGCGTTTATAACTTTTGGAACAGAAGCTACATTTACAAGCAGAGGTAGTATTACATACAATCGAGCAGGTGGTCTTGTTGCTTACAACACAACCTCCGATTATCGCGCAAAAGACATCATTGGACCTGTTTCCAACAGCGGCTCACTGATTGATTCGCTGAAGGTCTATGTCGGCAAGATGAAAGGCGCGACGATTGAGCGTCCGATGTTGATTGCTCACGAAGCGCAAGAAGTTGCTCCTTACGCTGTCACCGGACTAAAGGACGAAGTCGATGCCGATGGCAAAGACAAGTACCAGCAAATGGATGTCTCTTCGTTTGTCCCGCTGTTGATTGCCGAAATCCAATCGCTCCGCACCCGCGTCCAAACCCTCGAAGCCCGCTAATTTATGACCATCCTCTGGATCATCGAACGCCTTCTCGTTAAGCCCATCGAAGGCAGCAATCCCGATGTCGTCATCACCGCCGATTGGCGATGCAACGGCACCAACGACACCTACAGCGGCACTTGCTACGGCTCATGCTCGTTTCAACCGCCGTCTGGTGAGTTCACGCCATATCCTGACCTGACGCAGGAACAAGTGCTTGGTTGGTGCTACGCCAATGGAGTCGATCAAGCGGCTATTGAGGCGAACGTCTCGTTGCAGATCGAGAATCAGATCAATCCTCCGATCATCGCTCCTCCGCTGCCGTGGGTGCCGGTGCCGCCTCCGGTTAAGGTTGCGGAGCCTGTGGTGGTTGCCGATACTTCCGCCGCATGATCAAGATCGAACTCAGCACCGAGCAGGTGAATAGCCTCCTCCAACTCATCGACATTGCCATCAAAGCCGGTGGCTATCAAAACGCTAAGGTTGGCGTTCCATTGGCCGACATCATCCTCGACGCAGCGAAGCCTAAATCCGAGTAATGGAACCAACGAACAGCAGCACCAGCCCTGGACTCAGCCTAGCAGCAGCGGCAGGTGCCACCGCTGTTTCGTTTATTCCACAGCTCACCGACTGGGTTCGCCTTATCACCGCGCTGATAGGCTTACTTTGCGCCTGTTACGCAGCGTTTCGATTATTCCGCTCTAAATGAAAAACACGAAAACAACTCTCGCTGGTGTTGGTGCCATTCTGGTCGCTGTTGGTGGGGCTCTTAAGGCCCTGTTCGACGGTGACCCGACAACCAACCTGGACCTGACTACCACTATCGCCGCGGTCACTGCTGGTATCGGCCTGATCTGGGCCAAGGATGCCAAGGAAGCCGAAGTAACTAAGCCGTGAATTGGATCTACCAGATCCTCAAGGCTCTGCTCGACTGGCTCCGCGAAACACCACCTACCGATGTGCAACATGGCAAAGCTCCCGAGGCCCTCAAGAGCGATCTGGATGGCCGCATTGCTGACCTGCCTGGGCTGCCAGATGACACGGGTGGTCCTGGTCCCTTCCGGTGATCCGGTGATGCTGGCCCAGCCGGTCAAGGCCAGCGTCTATGCTTTCGATGCGGACAAGAAGCTGGTCGGGCCTTCCCGGGTGACCCTCCCGGCCGGCTGGTACGTCCTACCCAAGAAATAATATGGCTCAACAAACGATCAACATCGGCACCATCGCCAACGACAACACCGGGGACACCCTCCGCGGCGCCGGCGAGAAGATAAACGACAACTTCGACGAGCTATATGCCGCCCTGCCGTTGGTCACACCGACGACCTGGGCGCCTACACTAACCGACTCCGGCGGTGGCCGCACCTTCGCCATCACCACCAACACCGCCCGACACACCACCATCGGATGCGTGACCACATTCACCGCGGACGTCACCGTCAACTCTGTGACCGGATCCGCCACGGGCAACCTCCGGCTGTCGCTGCCCGATGCCGTGACCTACGAGGCCGCCGCCGCGGTGTGGCTGACCAATGCCACCAACCAATCCAAGACCGCCATCATCGCCAGGCTAATCGCCGGCACCAGCTATCTCGAGCTGTCGCACTTTGAGAATGGAGCTGCCGATAGCCTAGCCCCCCATCTCCAGGCCACCAGCCGCCTAATAGTCTCTGGCACTTACTTCACCACCTGATGACCACCATCGGATCCAGTCTCCAGCAGGGCATGGCGGTGCTCCAGCAGATGCTAGGGGCGCCGATGTTCATCTGGCAGGGGACGTCGATCCGGTGCATCCCGGCTGCCGTCAACGATGCTAACGTGCCCATCTCCGGTGGGTTCCAGGACAACGTGACCTCGAGGATCCTGGTCATGTTCAGCGACTGGAAGACCTGCGACAGCACCCTGGTCTCGATGGACTCGACGCTCTACACGCTCGATCAAGGCACGACCTTCTCCAGGCTGCTCAAGGAAGACGGCCTATTCATTCTCCAGGAGAACAGCGACCGCATCGCCTTAACCTTCTGCAAGCCTCGGCCGGTGGTCGGTAGGACGTTGGTCTATCAAGGCCGCACCCTCCGCATCCTGTCCTGCCGTGTGGATGCCTCAGGCGCCTACTACAACCTGGAACTGGGGGCCAAGACCAAGTGAGGCCCGTTGTTAACATGACGGTCGACTCGAGTAAGTTCGACGCTGCCATGAAGCAGTATCTGCTGACGACATCGCGCGATCTTCACAAGGCCATCAACAGCAGATTCTTCTACTTGATGGTCCGGCTGTTTGTCCTGGTTCCGCCCAAGAGCCCGGGCCAGGAGCGCCGCAGGATCGCCGACTACCTGGGGACGCCTGTCGGTGACATCAACCGGAAGAGCAAGAAGACAGGCAAGCGCATCGGAAAGTCCCGCATCCTTCGCCGGGTGCACCTCATCGCTCAGTCGAAGGAAGCTAAGGGCGGTCGCCGCGGCCTGTATGGCGAGGAGATGAAGGCAGCAGCCTCGGCCCTGATGCGGAAGGCCATCGGGTCCGTCGGCTACCTCAGAAGCGGTGTGGTGAAGATGATCCGAGTCTACAACAAGGGATTCAGCCAGTTCCAAAGCCCAAAGTGGAAGCCGCTATCTAAGCCCCCGGGCTACAAGGCACCCAAGCAGACCAACGGCGCCCTCATCTCACTGGCCAACCAGTACGGCCTCCCCCAGGAGAACGTCGCCACACACAAGGGCACCAAGGCCCGAGGGATCCAGGCTGTCCCAGGATTCAACCCGACAGCCTCGGTGGTGATGACCGCCGGTGTGGCCGACAACCAATACAACCGGGTCTCAGCCATCTACAACACGGCTATGCAGAAGGCCTTCGACGACGAGACGACGGAGATGGTCAACCACATGACCGAGGCCCTCCTGGCCAACGGTAAGGTTCTTGAAGACAACGGAATCTCAATCAAATGAACGCCGTAGCCCTAAGAGCTGAACTTGCAGTCGCTGACTACCTGGCAGCAGCCAACTGGTCGGCCTCCGGCGCCGGCACACCCACCTGCCTGACGTCCTACAGCCGCGGCCTCTACGACGACCCCGACGACCAGGACGTCATGCCCAACTTCCCGCGCCTGGTTGTCTCGACCAACTCGGCCAAGCCAATGCAGCGCACCGACCTGACCTGTGAGATCGAGATCGCTGTCGAGTTGCAGCTATCGGCCGACGACACCGACGAGGCTGCTGTGCTGACCACCGTGCAGGTGCTCGACAACCTCATCCTGCCTCTCTTTGACGACGCCGGGGCCTCTGCCCTCGATGCCGCAGCAAACGATCCCAGCGGCCCGTTTACGGCGCAATTCGCCGCCCCTCTGGACTTTGGTGCATCCTCAATCTCTAATCGGTCCAGGACGTTCACCAGGACTTTCACCCTCTACTGTTCCGCAACCACCTAACCACCCACACGCATGGCTAATTCACAAGGACTCGCATACCAATTCGGTTCACCGGCTTCGGTGACCATGTTAGACACCGATAACTCGACACCGATATTTACGGCCCTGGCGTCGATTGAGAGTTACGACCTGACTCACGAAGCTGACACCGAGGAGGTTCGCAACAGCGGTGGAGAAGTGGTGGGTCACATCGGCTACAACGAACGAGTGACCCTGAACCTGAACATGATTCCCTCGGGCGCCAATGCAGCCGCCGCCCTGGCCTTCTGTTCACTGGCTCCGGTCAATGGAACGGTTTCAATCACCGGCGCTCCAGTGATTAAGATGATGGGTGTAGCCGACGTGCTAAACAGCGGCCGGTTCATCTATGCCGGAGGTGGTTCGGTCAAAATGACCCAGAGCGGCAAGGCTATGGTCTCGATCACCGTAAAGAGATTTAAGAACCTCACCACCGCTGCCGCTGTCGCCCTGAACGTGTGAGCAGCCTGGCCGCCATCCTAAGCGCAACAGCCAAGCCCTGTCCGATGGTGATCGGGCTCCGCATGGTGCCATTTACTGTCGGCCACGCCATCCTGCTGCATCGCCTGGGATCACCATTCGTCACCGGAGGCCGGGCCACCGCTAACGACCTGGTCGAGGCTGTCGTCGTGTGCAGCCAATCCGCCGAGGAGTCGATCAAGACTATGGCCTCGGTGTTCCGGTGGGTGCCTCTCCGGCTGATGCGGAAGAAGGTCAGCAAGTCCGACATAGTTAAGGAGTGTCACACCCTCCAGGAGTGGATTGGAGACAAATCCGACTGCCCAGAAGTTCTACGGCAGCCGGGTGCAGGATCCAGGGAGGCGGCCATGCCCTGGCCCGAAAGGCTGCTGGTTGGCCTGGTCGACATTGGATTTACCGAGGAGACGGTCCTAAATATGCCGGTGACCGATGCCGAAAGGTTCTTCCTGACCAACGCCGAAATGCACGGTCAGGTCGAGCTTTGGAACGATAAGAACGATGCGCTCTGGCGCCTGGGTCAAGAACGCGAGACGGTAAGGAACTAACAAATGGCCATTTTCTCACTTATTGCAAAGCTCGGCCTGGACGGTTCTGCCTACGAAAGCGGCCTTAAACGAGCCTCGAGCACGACCGACAAGTTCCGGCAATCGGTAGGATCTCAGCTCGGTGCGGCGCTATCTGTTGCTGCCATCGGCGGCTTTCTCAAAAAAGTAATCGACACAGTCGACGCCATTGGGGACTTGTCCGAGCAGCTCAACATCAGCACCGACGACGTGCAGCGCCTTCAAGTGCTGGCAGGCCAGACAGGTGTTTCCTTCGAGGCCATGGCCAAGTCGATCACAGCGGTCAGCCAGGAGCGCCTCAAGGCTATTGAGGAAGGAGGCAAAGCCCGGGAATACTTTAGAGCACTTGGATTTTCAGTCGCTGAACTTAACGATGCGAGCATTTCAAACATCGATCTTATTTCTAGGATGGGCCAAGCGCACAAGGATGCAGGCAGCAGCGCCCAGACACAGGCAGCCATGATAGCCATCCTAGGCGAGAAGGCATTCAAGGCAGCCGGAGCAATGTCTAAGATAAAAGAGATGGGGCCAATCGACGTAATTTCTAAAGAACAAATTGATCAGGTTGGAAAATTAGCAGACCGCATGGATGAGATACAAAGACGTGGTACTGTTGCAGCAACACCTTTAGTCACATACCTTGGAGATCAACTTGAAAGCGATTTTAAAGAAATTATAAATACACAAGAGGCTTCCAACGAGCTTTTTACAAAGTATAGAAAAAACAATGAACTTTATAGAACCGGCTTTGGAGGAGCGCTGAGGCCATCTGAAGGTGTTGGTGGAGGTTTAGATGCATCGACAATGTCGCGCGGAACCATTGGCACAATAGACAGCAGAGTAAAACGCGAGACCTCAATGTTCTCAACGGAAGCGCCTCCTGGATGGGTTAACACCCTGGTGGGTCAAATCAAGATTCAGACCAACGAGACCCGTGCAATCCGAGTAAACACCGGCAGAACAGCTCAGGCTGTCGAATAACATGGCAACACTCCAAGGATCACCAAACCCAAACAACTTCGAGTACATCGAGGTTAGCCGCGCCTACGACAACAACGGCAACGGCCGGGTGGTGCAGTTAGTTTTCCGCGGAGACAAGGACACCCTCCGCATCGCATCGGCCCAATGGGTGGCCCTGGGCGCCAAGTACAGCATCCGCGAGGACGGCCCCTATTCCGAGGCCACCGTCACAATCGGAGGAAGTTCCTTCGACCCAGGTACACCAATCCAAGACCAGTCGGCACCGCTGCCTGGAGAAATAGCAGACATCCGCTACGAGTTCCGCACCGACTACCTCGATGTCTCGGTGTTTGCTCTACCGGCGGTCGACCGGGAGGCCAATAGCACGGGTAATCCAAACCTCTACAAGACGGTCATCGAGACCGCAGCAAAGAACGGTGAGCTTCTATCGCAGAGCGAGACCAACCTGGGCAACCCAACCACCTTCCCGATGGCTAACAAAGTCTGGCAGATGCTCTACCGAGGCCAGGACACCTTCCCGATTGCTCGAGTGAGTCTGACCAGAATAGCCACTTTCTCTGGCAACCTAGGCCTGCCTCAAGTTCCCAACGGAATCCCGCCTGTCTACACGCCAGAATCGTTTGCTGTAAATTGGAACCTGCCATTTGCGGTGACGAGAATGCTTCCTAGAGTTCCAACCGATCCGGCCACGGGGCAAATATTAGCACCCTTCGGCACCGTGTGGGGCTGGAAGCAGACCAACTTCTCGACTAGCCTGGTCAACAAAACCAACCAGGTTGAGCAGGTCATCGCCTGGACTTTCGCACCTTACGACACACTGATTTACCCGTTCTTCTGAGTAACCTTTAAAAAACACACACTATGGCAGACGAAATCCAAATGACGGCCCGGTTGTACGCCTCTAAAAACGGCGCTTACCTACCCTCGGTCACCTACACCAAGAGCGCCACCATGGTCGGCACCGACATGGGCAGCCAGACTCAGGCCATCGGCACCGCATCTTCTGAGACCCTAGACGTTCCTGTCGACGTGACCAGCCCCTACAAGGTGCTGATCTCCAACCTAGACTCGACCAACTACGTCGAGCTGTCGTTCACCTCTGGCTTCGCCGCGGGTGCCGGCACGATGCGCTTACCGGCAGGCGAGACCATGCTGATCCCGTACATCAACACGAACCTCTACCTGATTGCCAACACCTCCGCGGTGACCATCCAGGCCACCTTCTGCGAGATTTAACGCACCAACCCTATGGCAAACGAAGTCGAGATGTCCGCGCGGCTTTACGCCTCCAAGGGCGGCGCCGTAATCAACTCACTGTCCTACAGCGCGATTGCCAACATGACCGGCACCGACATGGGGCAGCAGACCCAGGTGGTCGGCACTAGCGACGAGGTTCTGGACCTCACCGCTGATCTGTCTACACCCTATCGCCTCCTGGTGGTCAACCTGGACTTGGTCAACCCGGTCTCTATCGGGCCTTCCTCACCGTACTCGTTCCAGATCCCAGCCGGGCAGTTCATCCTGATCCCGTGGGTCGACGCTACGATGTACGTCAAAGCCAGCAACAGCTCCGTAAAGATCTTCGCTCAGTTCTGCGAGATCTAACCAGCCATGGCCATTCAACTGCCCTCCAAACTGGCCGAGACCGGCCTTAAGGCAGACCATGCCCGGGCTATTAACCAGCTCATCGAGGCCGTGCGACGGGTCCAGCTCATCGCCGGGCCTGGCCAACGGGTCGAGCAGAACGCCAACGGCACGACTCTAAAGACCCCGGTGATGTCGACAACGGTGCAGACCTCCGAGGAGTCCTGGTTCTACTGACCATGCCCTACGCTACCGACAGGAAAGACAAGATGTTCACGGCCTACAACCTGAACGTCCTTTACAGCCGGTTCGACGCAAAATGTCGGGCAGCGTTGAATGAGATGGGTCCGCTGTGGGCTGAAACAGTTAGTGCAATCCATTGGTCGGCGCCGTTCCCTTACGGTGTGTGGTACGTCTACCGGAACGACCCGCAGACCGCTTTGAGACTAAAGGACGACGGCGGGGTGCCTAACCCTTCCATCCCTGGAATAGGCTACTACCGCGACGAGCACAGCCAACAGGCGGCCAAGATCGCCCTGTCGAAGCTCGAGAACAAGTACCTCGACGTGTCCGGCGGCCAGGTCTACGTCGACCATCACAGCACCTCAGGCGATCCTTTCACCTGTGACGTCGGATCGATCCACTACAGCTTCGAGCTGTTACGCCGGGAGGTGGCCGGCATCCAGTACGACGTGCACCTCGGCTGGGATCCTCAGGCCGGCTCAGGCCTGACGTCCTATGTCCGCGGCAGCCTCGGGCCTTCCGACCCCACACTGCCTCCTGGTCGGATCCACAAGCACAAGCTGGCTGTCGCCGAGATCGCCATCGAGGGCCTGACCGTCTTTCGTATCCTCAACACCTACCAGCGTTACGACTGCTGGCGGGTGCACAACTGCGGCACCACCACCGTGCAGGTGTTGCTCCAGCTACCCGATGGCAGTGGCGATAGGGAGTTTGTAGGCCCAGGGCAGGTCCGAGCCTTCCGACGCCGCAAGGACGGCACATGGGCCACGCGCTGGCCTAACGGTGGCTTCTGTTACCATTTCTTCCCGTACTTCCCAGGTGACGTGCCGTATTTCGCCGAGGGCCCACCGAGCTGGCAGTCTCCAAGCACCTCGCCATTCCTGGCTCTGGAACGCTCGGCCCAGGCCAACAACGTGGCCAACCCGTTCATCATGTTCGACTGGCTGCACACGATGGAGGCACAGATCGACCCAAAGGTGCATCACGATATTCGACAGGTCTACCCAGGCGTCTATGCCGACCCGGGTGACTACCGGCAACAGCTCGGCGACCTGGTGTTCACCTGGGGACGGGCCAAGGTGCGATATATTTTTGGATCTTCCGGCCTGGTATCCGAGGAAAAGATCGTCAACTTCCCAGGCGTTGGAAGCCTGGTTCAACGGCTGGAAGGTCTCGGAATCACCGTGGTTCAGAATTCGACAAGTCTGACGCTGACCAGCCGCCGTGGTTTGATCTATATCAGCCCGGTCGATTGCAACATCTTTACCGATTCACAGTATCCATATTGGGAGATCGGTGTGGTGCCGGTCACTATTTCGACGATTTATCCAAGCTCCACAAATCTCGCACCATTCTGGTCTGCCGGCAATGAGGCAACGATCTTCGACAAGGTGCTGGATGTGCGCCGCCGGCTGGCTGTTGAGGCTGGTTTCCTGAACGACTACGAGGACGCCCACGACATCACCGAGGACAGAATTGGGCTTCTCAGGTTGACGCCTCAAGGGCTGGCGTGCAGCACTGGATCCCCGTTTGGAATCGAATCAAATATTTTGATCGACTACGAGCAGTATGCTTCAGCCAGCGATCTCTACAACACATCGCGCAACCCAGACTTTGGTGTAGGCCCTTGGACCAATTTTTACATGAACTCGGCCAATCGAACAGTGTTGATTGGTCCATCAAAGGTAAACAACGTAACGGGTCAATGGACCAACCTGTTCCCGACTAAGATCAGCACATCTACAGCAACCTCGGCTTTGCTTTATCAGGGATCGATCAATGCAGCATTCATCCCGCCAGGAGGGCCTTGGGGATTCGCATCAGGCAACTACGACAACGAGCTGATGCGAGCCACCTATGGCGATCCTGAACACGCTTCAATCTCTGGATTTGAGGCTGACTTCTGGGTCAACAAATGGGGAGGGCCCAACGGTGTCGATGCCTCGGTGCGGATCCTAGGCAGCCCAAACAAAACACCTAAGTTTATAACAGGACCAGATGGTCTTTTGCAGAAATCAGTAGACGACGTTTTCAAGGACAAGCTGGTATCCCGTTTTGCCTCGACTGTCCCCCTTCAGACACTGACCACAGTCGCCACCTACCGAGATGCTCTTACGTCCATCAAATTTGATAACGGAGGGCACATATCAAGCACTTTCGATATCCCTTACCGCCCTCTGCTGACGCTTAACGGCGGCCCAGGCTGCGGCCCATTTTTCCACAAGATCCCGAAGAGCGCCTGGCTGTGGAACCTGCTGCAATGGCGCCTGGACTCTTGGACTGAGTCGCCGTGCCTGTGTATCCAAAACTTGTCCGCCCCGGGCCTGCCTGGATTCTTTGGCACCGGCTACGAGCCCGACTTCGACCTGGATGCCTGGTATCTCGACCAGGCCGGCTACGATCTTCTAAGCGGCTACGGCGTCCAATGCTTCCGAGGCGAGGACAGCTTTTCGACCGAGTATTTCTTTGTTCCGCCCCAAAACATCCAGACCTGGTGCCGGAAGTTTGGCTTCACGTCGGGCAACTGGCAGACCGAGAACGGCCAGCCGACCGAGTTCCCCGCGGTGGTTGCGACCCGAGTCAAAGATTACCGGAGCTACTCGCAACGAGAGACCCAGAAGGTCATCAGCTACTTCGACGCAACGACCAACGCTCAGAAATACATGACCCTGAGCTTCGTTGATCTTAAGGGAATTTGACCCCTGTTTGACCCCTGCAAACATTGGGTTTTATTCACAATCTACAGAAAAACAGTTTTCTCTGTAGACGAAAGGCTGGGCATCGTCCATCTTGATCACGTCGAAGGCAACAACAACAGCAAACCAAAGCAAAACATGAGCAACGCCAACAACACTGAATCCAAGACCACTCCCGAAGTCCGAAAACTGATCCGCTTGTGGATGACCGGAAACGACAAGCGAGACGCTCGCAAGCTGTCCAAGGATCTATCTTGTGTGAGCACTGACATCTCATTCTGGCTCGATGTCATCGCTGAAACCCGACAGGCAGCCTAACCAAGACTTTAGCCCCGGGTGGGGCCTAAACCACCCCCAGGGGCGCGACTGGTTAACGCGCAAACCACAGCAACACCACAGCAATGCACAGCAATGAACCTCAACAGCTTAATCTCAGCCCTGATGATCGTAGAAAGCAGCAACAACGACCTGGCC